ATAATCATAAAACATTAAAAAATAAAAGATATCATACCTAAGGTGAGGTATTTTTTGGTTTTTGGTAATATTTATTAAGTAAAATAAATAGATTTTCTATATGAAAGAAAACAAATTAGTTCAAGAGGCGCTAATTCAAATGAAACAAGTTGAAGAAGCAATTGCCGAAAATGCAAAAGGAATACTTGCTTCTACCATGAAGGAAGAAATCAACCAATTAGTAAAAGAATCTCTTTCAGAGCAATCTGACGATGAAGATGAGGTTGAATTAGATGCTGACATGGATATGTCCGCTGATAATGATGAAGTAGACATGGACATGGATATGGACTCAGATGATGAATCTGAAGATATGGAAATGGACTTTGATATGGATTCAGACGAAACTCCAATTGATTTAACTGATGCTTCTGACGAAGAAATTTTGAAAGTATTTAAAGCGATGGGTGAAGATGACGGAATCATTGTTAAAAAAGACGGTGAGAATGTTCATTTATCTGACGAAAATGCTGATGTAGAATATCTTGTTAAGCTTGGTGAATCTGAAGATGACATGATGGAAGATGATATGATGTCTGATGACATGATGGAAGATGATATGATGTCTGATTATGGAGAGTTTGATGAATCTGTTGATGATGTTATTGATGCTATTTTTAGTGGAGATATGTCAGATGTAGATTCTGAAGATATGTCTGATGACGAAGATGTTGTTTACGAAATCACATTAGATGATGATTCTGAAATGATGGATGAAGAAGACGATATGGAAGATGATATGGAAGATGATTTAACTAATGAAACCTACAAACCTAAAGGTGTTGGTATGGGTAAACCTAAATTTGATTACAAGAAAACGACAGGTGGATTTAAAGAAGACATGAAACAAGGTCCTAAATCTGTTGGTACTGGTAAAGCAAAATTTGATTACAAAAAAGGTGCTAACATGGCGGGTAAATCTAAAGTTGTAAAATCGGAAACTAAAGAAGGTCAAGGATACAAAGACAGAGAAGACGAAAGGTTAGCAATGAAGCATGGTAAGATTGCTTCAAAAGACCTTAAGACAACTAAAGCTCGTAGAGATGACGCAGGTTTTGAAAAAAGAGAAACTAAAGAAGCTGCAAGAACTTATGGTATGGGTTCTAAAGAAGGTAGAGGATTAAGAAAAGGCATTACTCCAAACAGAAACTATGTTTATGGTAAAGGTGGTGTTAAAACTGAATCTACTCAAGAAGAAGTTAGAATGTTGAGAGAAAAGAATGAAGAATACAGAAAGGCATTAAATGTTTTCAGAGAAAAACTTAATGAAGTTGCAATCTTCAATTCAAACTTAGCTTACGCTACAAGATTGTTCACAGAACACTCAACTACTAAAAAAGAAAAAATAAATATCCTAAGAAGATTTGACGATGTTGATACTTTAAAAGAATCTAAAAATCTTTACAAGTCAATCAAAGACGAATTATCTAATGTGGATACAAAATCAATTACTGAATCAGTAGGTGCTAAATTAAATAAAACAGTAACTACAGGTTCATCAACTACTCTAATTGAATCAAAAACTTATGAAAATCCTCAATTCTTAAGAATGAAAGATTTAATGGGTAAATTAGGGTAAAAGAAACAAATTAAAATAAACTAAAATAAACTAAAAACAAAACAAATACTAAAATGGGAGCATTATTAGAATCAGGTCTTGTCGGTAACATCGGTCTTAAGCACCTTAAAGTTATCAAAGAAGACACAATCAACAAATGGGACAAATTAGGCTTTTTAGAAGGTCTTAAAGGTCACATGAGAGAAAACGTAGCACAATTATACGAAAACCAAGCATCATTCTTAATCAATGAAGCATCATCTACATCTGATACAGGTGCATTTGAAACAGTGGTTTTCCCAATCGTTAGACGTGTATTCTCTAAATTATTAGCAAACGACATCGTTTCAGTACAAGCAATGAACTTACCAATTGGTAAATTATTCTACTTTGTACCTAACATTCAATCTTACGAGACTGAAACAGCTAACGGTGGTAGTCACTACGCACCTTACGGAGCACCAAACGCTACTGATGCGCAAACTCCAAACAGTGGTTATAACTATAACTTAACAAAAGACCTTTACGATAGATTCTACGAAGGTAACGAACCAGCTTTAGACCCACCAGGTTTATATGACTATTCAAAAGGTCAATGGTCAGCGGTAACAGCACCTCTTACATCAGTTGTAACTGTTCAATGGACTGGTAGTATTTTAGAACCTGCGAATTACTCAACTTCTGATTACAGAAAAGTATTAATCGTTATGTCAGGTTTCGCAGCTGATGGAGCGGGTAAATTAATCGGTCCTGATGGTCAACCAATGGACAACGAATCTTTCTTAGCTGATTTAACAATCAAAGGAGTTTCAACTAACTGGTATACATCTGCTAACACAACTAACCCTTACTTATTTAGAGTTGTAACTCAAAGATATGGTAAAGGTATTGTTGAGTATGGTAACAATAACTCAACTTTAGCTTTCCCTGAAAGTAAAACAGGTGGTGGTCAATATGACAACTTATGTGATGCTGAAGGTAAAATCTACTTAGAGGTTGATTTACAAGTACCAGTATGTATTACTTGTGGTGGTTCTATGGACGGTTACACAGGTTCAACATTCTCATCAAACACTACTTCTAACACTGCGTTCCAAGCTTCTTACAGAATCTACAAAAACTTAGAGTTTGAAGATAAAATCGGTGAGGTATCGTTTGACCTTATGTCAGTAACAGTTTCTGTAACTGAAAGAAAATTAAGAGCTCAATGGTCTCCAGAAATGGCACAAGACGTTGCGGCATTCCACAACATCGATGCTGAAGCTGAATTAACAGCTTTATTATCTGAGCAAGTTGCAGCTGAAATCGACCGTGAAATCTTAAGAGATTTACGTAAAGGTGCAGCTTGGAACTTAAGATGGGACTACAACGGTTGGAAACGTTTGGGTTCAAGTGCAGTTCCTTACACTCAAAAAGATTGGAACCAAACTTTAATCACAGCAATCAACCAAATTTCAGCACAAATCCACAAATCTACATTAAGAGGTGGAGCAAACTGGATTGTTGTTTCTTCTGAAATCAGTGCTATCTTTGATGATTTGGAATATTTCCACGTATCAAACGCGGCTCCTGAGCAAGACCAATACAACATGGGTATTGAAAGAGTTGGTACATTAGCTGGTCGTTACCAAGTTTACCGTGACCCTTACTTCCCACCAAACCAAGTGTTAATGGGACACAAAGGAACATCATTGTTAGACACAGGTTACATCTACGCACCGTATGTACCTCTACAATTAACACCTACAATGTACAATCCGTTTAACTTTACACCAATCAAAGGTATCATGACTAGATACGCTAAAAAAATGGTGAACAACAGATTTTACGGACGAATTACTGTAGATGGTGTTAGAACATTTGATTTAAGAGAATTGAGATAATCTATTCTTTAACAAATACACTAAAAGGGACAAGAAATTGTCCCTTTTTTTATTTACAAGAAATTATAATCAAATATATTTATTTTTAGATTTTAGTTTATCGGTCCCCAGCCCTAACAAGCTGTATAGTGTTCACGGACACGAAGGTATTGGTAACATAGTCATTAACTATTATAAAATTAAAGAAAATGTATTACACAACAACTAACGTGAGTAAACCGACTGCTCACATCACAAAGAAAAAGTCGCGTCTTAAAGTTTACAATGGTCATGTCGTATTTCTTAACGACAAAGACAATTTTGAATTTGAAATTCATAATCCAACACAAAAATCAGTTCTCTGTAAAATTAAATTGAATGGTGAATACATCTCCACAAGTGGTGTTGTTATTAAACCAGGTCAAAGAGTGTTTTTAGAACGATTCCTTGACTCAAATAACAAGTTTGAGTTCAGTACCTACGAAGTAAAAGATACGTCGGAAAACAAGTCCGCAATTGATTTAAATGGGGATGTTAGAATTGAGTTCTATAATGAACAAACAGTAACAATTTATCCACATCTATCTAATGGAGGTTGGTCAAATGGTTGGGCAGGTATCAATATAGGTTCACCATATTATACGGGTAATAGGACTTTTACAACAACCAGTGGCGTTGGTAATTTTGAATATCATTCTAACACGACATCTGTTAATAATACCATTGAAACAGGTAGAGTTGAAAAAGGTGAAAAATCAAATCAACAATTTAACAACTCATACCAAAATTTTGAATATATGGTCGCACACCAAATTAGTTTAAAACTATTACCGTTAGGGACAAAACCAATTGGAGGTAAAGATTTAAAGAAGTATTGTACTGAGTGTGGCAATTCGCTTAGGTCAAATTGGAAATTTTGTCCTGGATGTTCAACTAAAATTTAATTGTTTAATAAATGTTTCCATGAAATAAACCTTTAATTTTGTCCGTCTTGTGGAAATAAATTATAAAAAAAAAGGTCCCGTGAGACCCTTTTTTTATTTTAATGTTCTGAGTGATTTTGAAACTATTTCAGATTCTGTTAGTGAATATAAACCATTTTTATATGCCATTTGAACTGCTCGTATCAACATAAATTTTGCCTGCTCTTCAGTTAAATTATCAATCAAGTTATCAATGTCCTCAGGTTTATATATTGCAACTTCTTCAAAAAGATGTGCTATTGGTTGTTTTGGTTGTTCCATAAGTTATTATTGATATATTTATTGTATAAGTATATGAAAAGAAATAGAATTAGTGAAGCCACCGGCTCAGGAAGTTCGGGACATTTTAAAGTTCCAATTGTACTTGCCCCCCAAGATTGGAAAGAAAACCAACTGGCACCATTTAATGAACCTGTTTACAAATATACTAATGCTGAATTGGCTTATGAAGAAGCTGATGGAGATTTCAAAGAAACTCCTGAAGAAAGAGAAAGAATGGAAGATAAAACAGAATTATTATCAAGAGTTGATATGTATTTAAAACAATTTTATACCGGTCAGAACGATGACGAAGGAAGTAATATTGGTGATATTGAGGCACCTGAAAAGTTAATCAATCAAGCTGTTGAGCCACTTAAGGAAGATTTGGCAGTTTGGTTTGGAACAAAAAAGAAACCAAAAGGTAGTAAACAACCTAAAGGTCCTTGGGTTAATATTTGTCGTAAAGTTGATGGTAAACATCCACCTTGTGGTAGACCTGAAGCATCAGACAAAGGATATCCTAAATGTCGTGCAGCAGGAGTTGCATCTAAAATGAGTGACTCTGAAAAGAAAAGCGCTTGTCAACAAAAAAGAAAGGCCGAAAAAACTCATTCTAAAACAGGTACGGGTAATAAACCAAAGATGGTTTCTTATAAACCTAAAAACGAGTCGTTACGAGATACGATTAAAAGAGTTCTTGTTGAAGAACTTAATCCAAAGAATTAATAATTTTATCTAAAGAATTTTTATGTTCTTTATTTAAGTTCTCTATTAGGTCAATTCTATTTTTCTGTACGATACCATCAAATTTTTCAATAACTTTCCCATAAACTTCGTATCCATCGATATAAGTTGTAAAACTATGTTCGGGATTGATTATTGAAACATATTTACCTTCGATGATGACATATGTTCTTTTTTCATCGTTAATGATGAATTTTTGATTTTGTTCAAGATAATCGAAAACCTTTGTGGTTGGATTGTCCATCAATTTCATACAGACCTCAGACCATGTCTTTTCCTCATCGGTAACAACAGGTTTGGGGTCAAACCTTTCTTTTAATATTAAATAAACCCTATAAAGTATTTTTGGTATGTTACCAACTATTTTTTCTCCCATAGAGCAAAGATATTGATTTAATTTTAATTAAACAACTACTTTTTTTTCCACTTACCACCTAAACTTTTATAATGTTTTGCTGCGGCTCCGTTACAATATGCACTGGGACAAACTTTGTATCTACTTTTTGCCCAAGACAAGGATTTTTTCCATAATGAAGGATTTGTAGGGACATTCTTTTTAGTTTTTTCGGTTATTTCATTTGATTCTTGAATATCTTCGTAATCAATATATTGAGATTCCTTATCCATTTCATTTTTTAAGAAATCA